AAAATCGAGATTGTCGGAGACTTCAAACACATCCAAGTACGCACAGCCACAGTGATTGAACGTGACGGTGTAGAGATTAGCCGCAGCTTCTCACGCCATGTCGTTGCACCTGATGCAGACATCACAGGCGAGAGTGCAGAGGTCCAAGCGATTGCTTCCGCAGTTCACACAGACGAGGTTAAGGCTGCTTATGCTGCACACCTAGCTGCACAATCAGAGGGCATGGCCAATGAGTAAAGCACGGGGACTAGCCGATCTAGGCAACGCAGAGATCATGCGTCAGGTTGAGGCTGGGACGCTGACAATAGCTGAAGCAGAATAAACTTTAAGGAACAACAAGTATGTCCCGTGACCTATCCGTAACTACACTAGATGGTATCGAAGATGATGTAGTCTACCCGTTCTTTGCCGTTGAGCTTTTGTTTGACCGCAGCGCCACCATTAGAATGTGGACAGGCTTAGGGGAGACTACTATTGGGGGTGAGACCTTCCTTGGCTTGGGTGACCTACTGAACATCTCAGCTATCCAAGAGACCTCTGAAATGGCTGTTAAGGGTGCGACTATTACCCTTAGTGGGGTATCGACACAGTTGGTTTCCTTAGCTTTAGGTGAGCCTTATCAGGGTCGTGTGTGTAACATCTACTTTGGTGTTCGTGGGGACAGCACCTTTAACCAGTTGTTCTCAGGTTACATGGATCAGATGAACATTCAGGATGGCCCTGAGAGTTCCACTATTGAACTTCTGGTTGAGAATAGGCTTATTGACCTTGAGAGAGCTAGGGTAGCTCGTTTTACTTCAGGCTATCAAAAGTCTCTGTACGCTGGGGACAAAGGCTTAGACTTTATTGAAGACCTACAGTCTAAAGATGTTGTCTGGGGTCGTAAGACAGAGAGCAATTCTGATACTAGCTCCCGTCCACCCCCACCCTCCCATGACAGGTAAACTAAGATGACCCGACTAAAAATCACTTACCAACAAGAGTTCTTGGCTACGGTTGAGGACGAGGTTAAACCACTCCTTAATTCCCACTGGGAGGAGATAGCTCTCAACAAAGATAAGATTAAGTTAAACCCTGACTGGGAGGCTTATGAAGCCCTTGAGCAGCAAGGTAAGCTGAAGATATTCACAGCTAGGGATGATGGACAGCTTGTAGGTTACTTTGTGGTTATCGTAGGGACTAACCTACACTACAAAGATCACTTGTTTGCCTCTAATGACATTATTTACTTGTCGCCTAACCACCGTAAAGGTTTCACAGGTATTAAGCTGGTAAAGTTTGCTGAGAAGTGCCTCAAGGATGATGGTGTATCTGTCCTTACCATAAACACTAAAGTTCATCAACCCTTCGATAAGCTGATGGACTTTCTGAAGTTCCGTAAGATTGAACGGGTGTACTCAAAGTATCTAGGAGAATAACATGTTTTCAGCGGCGGCGGCACTAGCATCTTCCGTTACTATTACTGCGGCGGGGGGGATCACCTTTGCTACTTTTAGTAGTATTGCAGTCAAGTTTGCACTTGGTGCAGCCCTTAACGCCCTTATGCCTAAGCCTGACATTGGTGGTAACAGAGGTTATCAGGTCAACAGTAGGGGTGCAGCACTAGACCATCAGATAGTCTACGGAAAAGTTCGGGTTGGTGGTGCTATCCTTTACGATGAAGCTACGGGAACCAAGAACGACTACCTGCACCGTATTATTGCTGTAGCTGGACATCAGATACAGTCTTTTGACAGGATTTACATAAACGATGCTTATGTAGATGTATCTAACATTGATGCAAATGGTAACGTATCAAGTGTCACACTTTCTGATGGCACTAGCTCAGATCGTTATGATGGTAAGCTAAGAATTAAGTTTCACTTGGGTGCCTCTAACCAAGCTGCTGACACGGACCTTGTTAGTGAATCAGATAATTTGTGGACTTCCGCCCATAGACTTCGTGGCATTGCTTATATGTATGTCCGTATTAAGTTTGATGCAGATGTGTATCCTAATGGTGTACCAACCTTCACAGCGACAATCAAAGGTAAGAAGGTTTACAACCCATCTTCAGGTCTCACCGTTTGGTCAGACAACCCTGCTCTGTGCCTGAGAGATTACCTTACTAGCAACTATGGGTTAGCAGAAGACGCTGACAACATAGATGACACTCTGGTGAACACCGCAGTTAATATTTGTAATCAAACTAACACAGGCGCTGGTACAACTCGCTACACCTGCAACGGTTCTTTTACTACTGCCTCTTCTCCCTTTGATATTATAAATAACCTCCTAACTTCTATGGGGGGTTCCTTGTGGTATGCTCAAGGTAAGTGGCGCATGAAGCCAGCTTACTGGACAAACCCAGTTCTTACTCTTGACGAGAGTGACCTTCGTTCTCCTATCAGTTTGTCTACACGACATTCACGTAGAGACAACTTTAACATAGTTAAGGGAACCTTCCGTGGTGAGGAAAGTGATTGGCAGACTACAGACTACCCGCAAGTAGACAGCCCCGCTTCTATAGCCGCTGATAATGGACAAGAATCTGTTGCTGACATAAACCTACCTTTCACAGACAACTCTATTGAAGCTCGTCGTCTGGGCAGAATTGTATTAGAACGTAACAGACAGCAGCTTACCATTACGGCAGCTTTTGGACTTAATCTAATGCAAGTTCAAGTTGGAGATAACATCCGCCTTAACAACTCTCGTTTTGGTTGGACTAATAAAGAGTTTGAGGTTATTAGCTGGGACTTCGGTCTCACAGATGGTCTTGACTTACAGGTAAACCTAACACTCCGTGAAACTGCTGAGTCAGTCTTTGATGAGGTTGATGATGGTGCTGCATATGAACGTGATAACGGCAACCTACCAGATGCCTTTGGTGGGCTAATAGTAAACAACCTTTCTGCTCAAGATAGCGGTAGGCTTCAGGGCGATGGTAGTTTTGTCAACTCCGTTATTTTGAATTGGGATGCCGCTGATAACTCTTTTGTGTCGCACTATGAAGTTCAGTGGAAACCTACCTCTGATGCAGCTTACTTTAGCACCACAGCAACTGTAAACAGTGTTGAACTATCTCCTATTGTTGATGCTATACAGTACACCTTCAGAGTTCGTGCCATTAGCTTTGCTGGCAATGGTGGGCCGTTTGCTACAATTACCCACACTGCTGGTGGTGATACTACCGCCCCAGCAAGACCGACTGGTGTTACCGCAGATGGCTCTTTCAGGTATGTAACCATAGGTTGGACTAACCCTGCTGACCTTGACCTTAGCTTTGTAGAAATCTATGAGAACACCTCAAACAATTCTGCTGGTGCTTACCTTGTGGGTACAAGCTCTGGAGATAACTTTGTCAGACCTAACCTTGGTCTTGACCAGACTTTCTACTATTTCCTAAAGTCGGTAGATTATAGTGGTAATAAGTCAGGTTTCACTGTAGGTGTCTCAGCGACGACAACATTCCTTGATGACCCTGACTTCGCCAATGGTATCTACAGTTTGTTCACTGAACAAGGGCTGTATGCAATCAGGGATGTTGACTCGTTGCCTGCATCTGGTGCATTTGTCGGAGAAAAGGTGTTCAACCGAACTGACGGTAGGCTGTACCAGTGGACAGGTTCTGTATGGGAGGATGTTGTTGGTGGTGCTGAAGACTTCTCTGACCTTGAGGGAGCTATTGCTGATGCGCAGATACCAGATGGGCTAATTGATACACTAAAATTGGCCGACGATGCAGTTAGTAATGCTAAGATAGCTGTGGGTGCAATTCAAGGTGCCGTTATTGCCGCAGGTGCTATTACAAATACTAAAATTGGTACTGACGCTGTAACTACAGCTAAGTTGGCTAACAATGCTGTCACCTCTGCCGTTATTGCCGCAGGTGCTATTACAGAAACTAAAATTGGTCCCAATGCAATAACAACACCCAAAATTGCTGCTGGTGCTATCACAGCTTCTGAAATTGCAGCAGGGAGCATTACTTCTAATGAGATTGCTGCTAACTCTATTACGGCGGGTAATATTGCAGCAGGTGCTATCACCGCAAACGAACTTGCAGCCAACTCTGTAACGGCCGCTAAAATTGTTGCTAATTCTATTACAGCTTCTGAACTTGCAGCCAACTCTGTAACGGCCACTCAAATTGCTGCTAATTCTATTACAGCTTCTGAAATTGCAGCAGGTGCTATTACAGCAGACGAGATTGCTGCTAACGCTATTACCGCTGTAAAGATTAGAACTGGTGCTATCATTGCTGACAAGATCGCTGCTGCGACTATTACTGGCGATAAAATTGGTGCAAACCAGATCACTGGTAATAACATCAATGGTCAAACAATTACTGGTAACAAGATTGTAGCAAACACTATTACAGGTGGTCTGATTGCAGCATCTGGCATCATCACTAATTCAGCGCAGATCGATAACAGTGTCATAACAAACGCCAAGATCGACAACCTCGCTGTAACCACTATTAAGATTGCAAATCAGGCGGTGTCGAATACTGGGGCAGACTCTGGCGCTGCTGTCGTCTCTGGCTACACCACCATAGCGTCTGTGTCGTTATCTACTGGCGGAGGCCAAACAATAGTCAACGTCGCAGGTGAATTTATTTTCGGAGGTGTTGGTCAAGGCTCCAGCTATAACGGTGCATGGAGAATCCTCAAAGGCGGCATTGTTTTAGCATCTGGTACTCTTAGGGGCGGAGAGAATGTGAATATACCCTTCTCTGGGCTTGCTTTAACTACATCTGGTTCTGGCACTACCACAATCACCTTACAGTGTGCTAGGGCTGGCCTTGGAGACAACACAGTTATAGCCAGCGCCACACTTGTAACCACGGAGCTGAAGAAATGATGTACAACTACTCACGCTACAATCTGGAGACAGGTCGTTTCACTGGTCAAGGTAGCAACTCAGATCAGGCCAATGTCACTGCTAGAGAGGGCGAAGGTCTGATTGAAGGTCACTACGACCATGACACACAGATGGTCGTGGATGGTGCTGTTGTAGACATCCCTTCCGCTGAACTCGAACAGGAGCAACTTGCAAAAGCATGGGCTGACCTGACGTTTAATCGCAATAGACTGCTTCAATCATCGGACTGGACACAAGTGCCTGATGCACCCGTAGACCATGCTGCTTGGGCAACCTACCGCCAAGAGCTACGAGACTTACCAGAGAACACAGAAGACCCACGTAATCCAGTGTGGCCTACTAGACCTAATTAAGAGGAGAAGACCCATGCCCTACACACTAGGTAACAGAAGCCTACAGAACCTATCAGGAGTACACCCTGATCTTGTAGCTGTAGTTAAACGTGCCATTGAGATCACTGAGCAAGACTTCAGTGTGATCGAAGGTATCCGTAACATTAACCGTCAACGTGAGCT